AATCACGCAGCCCCGTTATAGTGCCATCCGTGTATCGGATTGTTAATGTTGTAACGTGCTGTACTACGACAGCCGTCCAGTTAGTGCCATTGTATTGGCGGCGCACAAACGGAGCACAGACGTTATTGTAGACTGGATTGATTACCAGAGGTTGCACGAGGCCGCGATTCAGACCGATATAATCGACAGTAGGAGCGGCTGATATATTGCTGACCACAATCCAATATCTACTACCTACGGTCAATGACGTAGCAGACCAGCCAGGAGATATTTTGCGCTGAGTTCCGCCAACCCAACCCCCAGTCACGTCATAACTGGCTAATGCTGTGTCTGACGGTAATCCTGCCCCGGTATCGGCTTGTAGCTCAAACCTAATACTGCATGACGCCGGTGTGCCAATAGCGGAGTAAATACTTATCCAAAAATAATCAAGTGTGATGCCATCAGCGACAAAGCTGTAAGCGTTTTTAAGCGCAGTTGGGCCTGCGTTAAGGTTTTCGTTGCCCGAGTTGGACCCTTCGCCCAATCTCAATACTATGCCGCTATAAGGATTCATATAGCGGCCTCTACAGCGGCAATAGCCGCATTGAGTGCATCAAGATTAACTTGCGACGGGTCAGCATCGTAAGCGGCCTGGGCGATTGCCTTGCGGTCTTCCAAAGCCTTTATATCCGCCTCGTACATCGTCTGCCAACCGAGCGAAAAAAGAATCTCCAGCGCCTCTTGCAGCGTAAAGGTTGCCCCTGTCAAAGAGCCGTCGAGGATGTTTCGCCGGGGAATCACCTTAGTCATATCCGACGTGTCTACGGCACACGAACCAGACGCATTGGTCATGAGTTTGTCCATGATTTTGTCGTGTGTCACGTATTCCTTGCTAAATGTCATGGTAGGCAACCCGTTAAGCGGATTGCTCCCCGAAAAGCCGTTGACGCGCTCTTTTCCAGCTATGTTTGCGGTTTTATAGTCTGTGGGTGATATGTAACCCATACCTAGTCTCCTTTGTTCCGAGTATTGTCAGTAGCCAGCTTGTCATGCTCGGACTCCATCAGCAATATCTCCCCGACACAGAACGCCATCAGCCCACCGTCAGGGGTATCCGCCCACCAGAACGTCGGTATCAGGCTCCGAGGCTCAGGGGCGTATCTGCGCCAGGTGCGGCCCTCATATTCCCATATCATCCCATTAAGCCGGATTCTCGGTGTATGTGATGGTGATGTCTGGGAGTGTGTAAATGCCAGTAGTGGGTTGATTCCCAGTCCCATCATTCGTCACTATTGCCTTCACCTTGATTGCTTTCGTCTGGTCGGCAGAGAGGGCGTCCATATCGGGGAGGTCGGTGCTGGAAAGCGAATCCTTCCACGTGGTTCCCGCATCAACTGAGAATTTCCAGTTGATTTTCGTAGGGTCTTCGTTGGTCATTGCAAGCGAGATAGTGGTGTACTTGAAGGTGGTCGCAATGAGGTATATGTCGAGCACGTTGCTATCCACAGTGCCACCAAGTCCAGTGGTAGTTGCGGATACTGCAATCGGGTCTGTCCCATCCCCCTCCGAGAAGTAATCGTATGTGGGGGCATTATTTTTTGCGAGTTTAAGACTCATGCCGATTCCTTTCTATTAATTGCTTACTTTATTGAAGCATGCCTTCAACTTCCTCTTCCGTGATTGCAAGGCGCTCTGCAATCTCGGCAATTGTGAATGTCCCACTGACACCATATTTCATCGCATTGTATGCGCTGTCCGCATACATCCGGCGTATCTCATTCCTTCGCCGCTCTTTGCGTGAATAATGAAGGTGACTGATGAGCTGATTCCTATTCATGACTTACCTCATATTCTGAACATCACTTCGATGTCTGATGAGTAGATGATTCCCGTGTCGGTCGATATCGGCGAGGGGCTCTTGTTGACTATCACGCCGCCTATCACGTAGGAGTTCCCTACTCCATCCGATATGGTTGTCCCTTCCAGCGCCACTATTGCCTCGACGACGCTAGAGAGGAGTGAGAAGCCTTTCTCCGCATCGTAGCCAATAGCGACTGCATCCATTGCTAGACGGTTGATTATGGGAATCTCATGGTAGGGATAGATGTTGCCGGAAATCACCACGCACGCCTGCTCCCTTGCTTTCGAGATGAAGGCGCTCTGTCCCTTCACAAGCTCTGGGAGGGCGCTCACTATGCTGTTGAGTATTGCTTTAAGAATCACTGAGCACCCTCCTTATCACTGCGTTTGCGTGCGAGTAGATGGCAAGTCTGCTCTCGTTCACTGCACGTGTCATGAATTTGCGCCCAACCTGCTTCCCAGTCGCAGCCTGCTTCTGTCGTGAGAGTGGGCCGATGCTGTAGTAGCTGTCATGGATGATTTCTTGATATTCCTTCGATGGCCCATTGGGGTCGAGATATAGCGCAGCCTCGTATGATGTTCCGCTTACGAGAGTTGAAGATTTGATGTCCTTCTCCAAATCCCCCTCGTCAATGGGACATCTCGCCCTCGCCTCCTCTTCCAGCTTCTTCGCGGCCCAATCCATGATTTCCAGCTTTATCGCCAGCTTCATGCTGCGCTCTATGCGGCGGAGCTTTGTGAACCAGCGATTAAGGTCGGCTTGGAAGATTTCACCCCGCACCTCAAACACCGTCTATCTCCTTCAGACTGATTTCGTAGTACTTAGGCTTCCCGCTGAAGCTGAAGATAGGCTCTATCCGCACGACATCGAAGAGCACATCGCCGTAGCGGAAAGAAAGCGTCTGGTCAGACATGAACTGCACGAAGGGGGCAAACTCCCGATGCCGCGTGATTATCTTCAGCGAGTAATCTTTTGCGAACTGGGAGAGTGAGGAGAGTTTCGATGGGGTATCCCCACGTTTGGCTATGTCGCGCACGCGCTCCAAGATGTTGCACTTGATGATGCTCTCTGATGTCGATGCCAGCTCGCCAAACTGATTGTATGTTCCGAATACTGCTGTGATTTTCGAGTTGAATTGCATGTCATGCCTCGTAGGGAATCAGGTAGTGCGAGCAGCGCGGGTGAAAGAGTTCGCCCTCGCGGGAGCCGCCGCGCAGGAATTCTCCGATGTAGGGGTGCTCGCCCCCTTCAGTAAGGCTCACGGTCATCCCAGAGAGCTTGTCACACGAGTATCCACTGTCAGAATCGGAGAGTCTCGCGAGAGTGATTCCCCTATCGGCAGCAACACCTAAGAAGGTGTCAAGCGAAGCGCTCACAAGTGTCGTATTGGTGAGTATCCAGAGATAGTTGCTTCCCAGCCACTTTCGACCTGCGCTATCCATGAAGAGCATCTTGGGCTCGTTTGCGAGAATTTCCGGAAGGAGTGCGCGTTGTGCATCCCCCTTGCTCGTTCCGTCAAAAGATGCTTTGCGCTGTATGGCGATGAAATCCATCTGTAGGAGCTTCTTCATGTCAATCTTCACGCGCATGATATAGTTGTCGAGGTACATCCCCAGCATCTCATCGCTGTGGGCGAGAACATGCTTCACAATGGTGCTCTCAGGCGCTCCATTTCCCCCTGCAAGGGACTTTTCGGATTGGAGGGATACTTCGTACACTCCATCCATGATAATGTCGTGTACGTCTTCCCTGTATGTGGCGAGAATAGAGCTGATGGTTTTGAGCAACGCTCTTTGTTTGCCTATTGTTGCGTAATTGTTTTCCTGCCGAGCTTTCTGGATAACCCTGAAGAGCTTATCTGATGTTGCATCATGGACACTCTTCACGCGAGAGGTGGCTTTGCGAATTGACTGATTTATAGCCATTTATACCTCCTTTCGCGTATACCCATGTATAATTAGGCAATAGTCTGGGGATTGGCTTTCCAATCCCCATTCCATTACTGTTGAGCTTTGGGCTTCGGCCCCGGCTTCTTCCGCTCCTGTGCGGGAGTCTCCTCGACCTTCTCCTCAGAACTCTCTTCCTCGACCTTCTCTTCGGGAATCTCCTCGACACCCTCGCCAGAATCTTCAAGAATGGGGGTCGTAGGAATTGAGTCCTCTTCTGTCACTTCGGCAGCTTTCTCAGCAGCTTCCTGTGCGGCAACTATACCCATAGCATCGCCACGCTGACGCCGAGCTCTATTGAATGATGCAAGACCCATCTCTTACTCCTTCTTAGGATACAGTCTCCACGCTCGTAGCGACGAGTACACTCGCGCCGAGAATGGTCTGTGCGGAAGCTGTGAACGTGTTAGTCTCCCCAGCAATGTGCGACCCAACCTTGGTGAGTTCTGCATGACCAATGCCATTCACAATCTTCAGCGAAGTGGTGAAGGCAGCTCCCGTGTTCTTGTCTACGCCGGTAAGCGTGCCGCTGGTGGAGGTTTCAGAAAGGGCGACCGTAATCGTCCCATTGAACCACTCATGGACATTCCCGATGGCATCAGTGAGCTTCACAATCACGCCTCGCTTTGCGCCAGCACCAGCGGAAGCTGCCGGAGTGGTGAGCGTAGCGGGCGATACCACAAACTTCAGGTCAGTTGCGCCATTGGCGACAACCTTTTGAAAGAGCTGAACCATGAGGGCATCCCGATTACACTTTGCAGTTTCCGGATGATGCGTCTGATGCAGCTTGTATGTGTCCTTCTTGGTTTTTCCCATTTCTCTCTCTCCCTATGAAAAAAGTGGGGCGTGTTTCCACGCCCCAATTTCATTTCATTGCATTTTAGCCGTTGGTTTTCAGGGCGACGATACGGATGTTCTTCTGCTCGTAGACCCGGTTCCAGTTGGCAGCCAGCGCAAGGTCGGCGTTGGCGGGAGAGGTTCCGTTCACCTGACCAGCGGTCTGGGTGTACGGAGTGGTGTCAGCGGAAATGGTGTTCTCCATCCACCGAATGCCGCGCGGGTGGAGGATGAAGTGCCGACGGTTGATGAGGTAATCCTCGCCAGCCAGCGAATCCCGGTCGGTTTCGATGGGAACCGGAGCATTGCCTTCGCCGCGACCAATAGCGCCAGCGCCGAAGAGGTAGGTGGTGTAGATGTAGCCGTTGGTGGCATTGGCGCCATTGGCATACACCTTCGGGCAGCCGTCATCGACGATGACGCGGAGGCCGAGGTAGTACGGAATCTTCACCTTCCCATCGGAATCAGGAACCATCTCGATGAGGTTGAGCTTCTGAAGCCGAGTGAAGGGGGTGGAGTGCATCATGATGGCGGTCAGCTTGTCAGCCGCATCACCCAGCTTCACTTTGGCGTCGAGGATTTGGTCCGGGCCGATGAGCGCGGTGGTCGGGATGGAAGCGGCGGCCACGTTGGTCACGGCGATGTTGCTGATGAGGTCGCTGGAATCGTTGGCGGCGTTGTCGGCGAAGACACCATCCAGCACGTTGGTCAGGATTACTTGCTCCCTGCGGTTCCAGTAGTCAGCAACGAGGTCGGCGATAGCGCCGAGCGGGTCTGCCCCAGAGAGGGCTTTCGAGAGGTCGGAAGCACCCCAAGCCTTGCCCCTCATGAGCAGACGGGCAACGTCTTTGCCAGAGGTGATTTTGTTGACGCCGAGAGCCTCGACATCGGAGATGCGGTCATCATCCCCGCTCAGGTCTTTGAAGAACGGCATATTGATGAGCATGCCGCCAGTCTGGGCGAGCGTATCCAGCTCGGGGTCGGGAACAACGATGCCGGACTTGATGAGCTCGCTCTTCTCAGCGGTACGCTCGATAAAGTACGGCTTCCACACTTCGTGGAGTTCCTCTTCTCCAGAGATGATGTCAGACAGTTTGGTAATTGCCATTTCTTACTCCCTTTCAATTAAGTGGTTACTTCTTGCGTTGTGATTATTGAATGCCAGCTTCAGCTTTGAGCCGATTTGCCAGCTCCCGATTGGTGCGCAGAATTTGTGCTTGGAGCGTCAGGTTGAAGGTTTCCTTCTTCCACGGGTTCTTGATGTTGGAGCCATTGAAGGCGTAGGTAGTCTTGCTCCCTGCGCCAGCATTGCCGCCAGCAAAGAGCATGGCGTACTCCTCGGACTGCTTCATCTCTTCCATCAGCTCAAGAATCGTCATCGGCTTCCCGGTCTTGATATTGACTCGATGTGTGCCATCGCCATCAATGACGCGGATTGCTTTGCCGACGCCATCAATCTCTTCAATTTTGACCTGTGACATCACTGCCATTTCGACGAGCTTGGGATTGAGCGCTTTCGCCACAGAAGCCGCATTTGCAATCTCATTGCAAATGATGGTCTTCTGAAGCTCGCTCTTCAGTTGTGCAATCTCCACTTCCAGAGCGGATTGCTTTTCCGTGGCTTTGGAAAGTTCCTTCTGATGCTCCTCTACGAGCTTGGTGCGCAGTTTCTCGAAGTCTCCCTCTTTGGTGAGCTTCTCACGCTCAAGCGCCTCTTGCGCCTCTTTGAGCTTGCGATACTCCTCCGGGTCGATGCCATCGAATGCGGCAAGCTTTGCTTCAAGTTCCTTCTTTTGGGTGCGGTACTTGGCAGACTCGCTGCGAAGCGTCTTCACGTAATCTTCGCCGTAAGTCTTATCGTCGCTTCCGCCCTCTGCTGCTTCCTTCGCTACCAGAGCGTCGAGTTCTGCTTTTTCTTCTTCGGTAATGGTTGCGCCCTTGGCTCTCAAAGCCGCAAGGCGAGCCTTCTCTTCTGCCGTCATGCACTATCTCCTTGATGGCGAGCCCTGCTCGCTTATGGTGTAATTGGTAACGGGAGCCAGAATCGAACTGGCGTAAGGGAGCCTATGAAACTCCTGGGTGAACCATTACCCTATCCCGCTAAAAGAAAAGCCCACCTTGTCCTTGCGGAGCGGGTGGGCGTTGTTGACGAATGGCAGACTATTCTAACCAAACCGGACTGCCAGCGTGGGCCTGAATCAATGACGTAGAGTACAGGCTCCTCCCTCTTTTGCGGCTCAGGTCGCTCATCTCACGATGCCCTCAGTGACCGCTACTCAATCCGAAAAGTGCGCATCATCCATCATCTCTGGGAGAGGCGTTCGGGTCAAATCTCATTCTATCCATACATAGTAATTATACGATTGGCAAACAGTGAGTTACTGTTGACCAAATGTAAGATGTGGATTTTCCGCAAGAACTTGGTGTAGTGCAGCTCCAAGAACTGTTATTTTGTTGTGCTCCAATTCAAGCTCGTAATGGTAGTTGATAGCCTCGATGATTTCGTGAACAAGAGCTTCCTCCTGTGCCGAAACTGGGATGGCGTCATCGATTTCGATTTCGAGCGCTTGGGTTCTGCATGTCCCGGCTGTTCCCTCCCGCAGAAAGAGCGGCTTCTGGGAAACCTTGTACTCGTGGCTGGCAATCTTCACGTAGAAAACATCCTCATCCTCATCCTTCTTTTTCTTGGACATTATGGCCTCTCCGCCTTTTGTTTGGATTGTGTTCTGGTGGGTGTCGGATAATCTGACTGCTTGGGATTGGACACTCTATCGCGCGAGCGCGGGGCATTTGCCGGTCTTTGGTCAATGTTGTCCTTGAGTGCATCATCCATCATCATCGTCTTATCCCTGCCCTCATCAATCTCCTTCTCAATCTCCTTGACGAGCTCCTTGGGAGCATGGGGAAGCGCCTTCCCAGCAATGTTTTTGTAAAGCGCCTTGTTGAGCGCATCGGAAACTTCGAGCAGCGTCACGCGCTCGGCAATGTTGAGCTCATCCACAAGGCCGCGCGTATCGAATTCATCGGGATAGGAAACCTCGATATCCGGCTTCCCAGAAAGTCCGAGCCACTTGTTTACAACCTTGAAAAGCCGCTCCTCTGCCGCTTCGAGATTATCCGCTTTATTTGCGAGCAGCTTGTTAAGCTTGTCGAAGTCGTACGCTTTGGCTACTCCCGTGGTCTGCTTGACTTCAGTGGCAATCTCCCCTTGTAGTCCCAGTGATGCGTACAGTTGCTTCACCTGAACCTGAATCATGTTGAGGATGAATTCAGCCTGTGAAGCATCGGGGGAGATGAACTGGGGAGGAACGCCAGCTTGCATGGAGTAGAGGAGGACTCTGTTGGTCGCAAGCGCCATGAATTGCTCCCGAAGCTCCTTGTCCTCAATCACAGCCGACATCATCCCCTCAATCGGGAAGATGAGCTGCGAGAATGTCTGGTCGCAGACGATAGTATCGAGCCTTGACCAGTTGTTGAATATCGCCCTGTCCAGATAGGCGATGTCCGCAATCAGCGATTGTCCCGAGTAGACCGTCCTTCGCTCATGGTCTACGGGGATGATGGGAACGATATCAATCCCTGTCTCCCCAGAATCAACCTCTTTCCCGCCCTCATCATAGAGGGACCACTTCCCCTTCTCCCACAATCTGTAGCGTGGCTTGAGCACGCTCTCTGCGGTAAAGATGGATTCCTCGCCACGACGCTCCTGCTCGCGCACCAGAGCCCAGCGAACCACGCCGAATTCATCGATGCTGATGTCCAGCATATCCTGCGGATAGACGATGTAGATGTAGGGCGTGGTCTTCAGGTTATCCGCCTGCGTTCCGGTACGCTCCTCTTCAGGGAGCGCCTTCTTGTCGCAGACGATGTAGACTCTTCCCAGTACAGAGGAGAACTGGGAGACTTCCTTCATCACGTGGTCGAGGGAATTCCCCTTTCCGTCCGCATCTTCGATGAAGCGCTCCAATCTCTCGTTCTTTGTCCTCCTGATGGGCGCTTCCTTGAAGAGATACGAGTTGATGAGGTCTACTACGCGGCGTGAGTGATTCTCCCGATAGGAGCGAGCGACTCGCGAATTGAATTCTTCCTGCCCCTCCTTGAAATAACGAAAGAGATTTGCCGCTGTGTATGCTTCGCCACCGTGGTAACTTAGGAGGAAGAAGTCCCAAATGCTTGAAATTCCGTTGTATTCTGGATGCCTGTGGGAGATGACATCCTTATTTGTCTCATCCGCCCCTCCCACCTTATTGATGTCTGCCATCTATCAATCCCTCTCGTTGAAGTGCGGACACTCCCAAATGGGCGTGACGATGCTGTGCTTCACACAATTCTCGAAAACATCCTTCACTATGTGGCAAAAGCCGAACTTATCGCACGCATAGCACAGGCAGTATTCGCGATGTTTCCCTTTCAGCTCGCTCCCCACGACCACTTCCTTGCCGTGATGAACGTACTTCTCGTATTCCATCTAACTCTCCTTTCTATTAACCTCTTACTTATAGTTGAAACCAGCGACAACAGTATTCCCCCGCTTGTAAAAGTGGCTGAAAAGGCCGTATCTGACCATATCGCAAGCGTGGTCACGCTCCTTCACGGGCTTATCCTCCCCTTTCCGCTGTGCTTTCTCGTCCCAGATGTAGCCTTGGAGCTCTTCCTGCGTCATGATGCACTTCGTATCCATCTTGAAGAGGTCATTTCTGAGCATGTCGCCCACGAAACGTATCCCATCAATGACTGCGTTCTTCGCCTCACAGACGTAGATGCCCCTTTTCTTGACCTCAGTGATGAAGGAGAGCGCCGAGGGGTCGATGTAGACCGCGATTTTCCCCCTCAGTGGGCCGATGAAGTCGAGAAGGTCATCTGCATACTCGCTATCAGTCTTCTGCCTACCCGTCTTCCTGCCATCGTAGTAATACTCCTTCAACAGGTATACGGGCGGGGCATCCCCACGGTGCGCGAAAAGGCCGAATACCGTGGCATTGGCTGTCCCATAATCGATGGCAACGAAGTACTTGATGGGCTTCTGTGCTGGCATACCGACCAATTTCCGCGCGGGATTCTGGTTGGTGAGCCCATCGATGTTCACTGGGAGAGCTTGGGTTACGTCAATCACATGGCGTGATGTATCAAACATATCGTAGATAGCGCCCTCAGCCTGAACCCACAGCCCTTCGATGAAGCGCTTGTACCATAGTCCGGTGTACTCCTTCTTCAGGTTGGCGACGTAGCGCGGGTCGAGCGCCGGGTTATCGGGGAGCGTGAAGTGGAAG